GCCTGGTTGATGCCGGGAATGAGTTTTGCGAGGGCTGCGCCACTTCCCGCGTATGCCTTTGCGAGAGCCTTGGAAACGCTGTCGACGTTTTTGCCGGTTGCTGCCGAAATGTCGAGGGCGATCGACAGACCCTCTTGGGCTTTGCTGACGCTGCCGGTGGCGGTTGCGAGTTTTGCCAATGCGGGGCGCAGCTCGTCATCGGCGACACCCGTGGCTAGAGATAGTTTGCTGATGTACGTTTCGGCGCCTGCGATTGCCGCATCGGTTGCGCGAGCGCCGCGACGCAATGCGCCTGCGAGCTTGACTTGTGCTGCCTCATCATCTGCTGCGGCTTTCGCGCAGCTGATGGCTGCGGCGCCGAGGGCTGCCAGGGCAAGGCCAGCGGGAACGGCGGCTTTACGAACGGCGAGTCCGGCTTTCTGGCTGGCACTCATTTGATCGCCGAGCGCCTTGTTTACCTTGCTGATCTCGCTGACGGCCTGTCCCGCGTTCGCGCCGATCTTGATAAGGACGTTAGCGGCGCCTGCCATTAGATCACCCCTGCATTCTGAAAAATGCGGATAACAGCACGCTTATAGATCTCGATGGCCTTGTTATCAGCAAATCGGATAATGGTCGGCTTGATCCAATAGCCGTTGTTATTGCGGCTTGCGAAGCGTCCGTGTTTGTCGCCGTACTCGACACCCCACAGGAGGGCGCCTGCGGCGGCGCGCTTTTTTCCGCCGCTTCGACTCTTGTACGCGCGCCCGACCTTTTTCGGACCACCGACCTGGACGACGGGAAACCGATCGCTTTTCACGCGGATGGCAGACGCTACGAGCGGTGCCTGTGGTGCGGGGACGGCGTGCGCTTCCATGACGAGCTGGTTGCGGAGCTGTCCCGCGCACTCTTTCGCAGCTGCGCGTAGATCCGCGTTCGTATTTTTTCGCAGCTCTGCGTCGGCAATGCTCATGCACTTGATGAGGCTGGCAACGTCCGAGTCATCCACGAACAGGTCAAAGCCGCCGGATCGTTTGTCTCTCGGGTAGGGTGTCTTTCGTGCCATCATCGTGCCTTTCGTGCTTTTTCCTCGAGGACTAGGACGATCGTTGCTAGGTCTTCGGGGTTTTCGTTCCAGAGGGTGCTGGGTGGTATGCCTGTTTCGACAGCGAGGATGCCTATTAGGTGTCCGACGCTGCCGGGCTCGTAGGGTTTGCATCGTCTGCCGTGAGGTCGACGTCGAGAACGGTGCTGCGCCAGGTGTCGAATCCGACGCCGGTGCCTGTCTGTGCTTCGCCCAATGATGCGAACGCGATATAGAGCGTCCACGTCATTGGGCTTTTCTGCGGATCAGGATCGAGCTGGTTTCGCTGGGCGTACGATTCCCACGCAGCGAGTGCGTTGATTCCACCAGCGAAGTCGACTTCGCGCTGGTCGTTGTAGACGACCTTCCCCGTGATCTTGACCATGATTACGAGCGGGTCGGAGCTGCCGAAAGCGGCATCTCGAAGTTGACGACGCTCTGCGTCTTGACGTCGCCGCCGACCTCGATCGGGCGGACGTTGACGGTGCCGGTGTAGTGCGTGCCAGCGTCCGTCGACGGCGTGAACGTGAAGGTGACGTAGCTGCCGGCATGGTCCATCGCCCAGTTGACGAATCCGGTGGCGCTGCTCCAGTCGCTGATCGTGGAGCCGGACAGCACCCAGTCGAACGTCACTTCCTTGTTCGGGTTCGTGTTGCCGAGCGTCTTCGTGCCGTCCGTTTCGTTGGAGGACGGGACGAGACTGCAGCTGGAGACCTGGACGCTGAAATCGTGCGTGGTGTCGAAGACGAGGGTGCCGGGTCCGAGGCGGGAATCGATGACGGTCATGGAATAGCTCCTGCTAGCTGGTGGGGTCGTTTGTGATCGTTACGACGGCGGTCATATCGATCGTGGGTAGGGGTTCGGCATTGACGTTGCCGGTGTAGGTGCCTGGCGCGTACTGATCGATGGCGAGCGCGTTGGCGGCTTTGTCAGCGGCGGCATACATTAGGCCGATGATGCGTGGCGATGGCGGGTCTGAGCTGACGACGTGAATCGGCACCTCGATCGTGCGCGCGCCGAGTCCAGATGAGACGAGGCGAGGCATACCGACGAGAACGCCGATCGGCGACGGAAAAAACGCGCCGGCGTCGCGCGTCGCTTTGGGCAAACCATTGGCGCGGAGGACGCTGACAACCTCGTCGAGTGCCTGCGGGATCGTCATGCGGTGACCGGTCGTCGCAGTCCGATAAACCGATAGATGTCGGCCTTTTTCGATCCGAGGACGTCGCCGACGATATCGGCACCATCGCCGTAGCCTGCGAATCCGCTGGGCGCGTTGCGTTGCTGGTAAAACAGGGCAGCCCAGAGGATTGCGCCATATTTGACGCTGCCCGCGATTTGTGCGCTACCCGAGAAGTTTAGATCTGATCGGAGGCGTTCCACTTCGCTTTTGACGGCAGCCGTCGCCATTTCGACGCGATCGTCGATCTCGTCGAGTTCGAGATAGTTCTGGACGTCGGTGGCTTCGAGCCATGCCATGCGGATTCTCCTGGTGGGTGGATCGCCCCTGCCACCGGGGAAGTAGTGGCAGGGGCGGTGCGATCAGTCGGACAGCCGTCCGTCTCTCGGGCTAGTCGGCGATCTTGACCGCAGCGGCGAGCTCCACGTCAGTCGTGACGAACGACGTGACGCCCAGCTCGATCTGCATGGAACCGACGACGTTGGCGCGCAGCTGCAGCGGCGTCGACTCGCGGAGCTCGATGACGCTGGAATCGGCGACGATCAGCGTGCCGTTCGGGAACGACGGCGTGACGATGATGTCGAGGCCAGCGATCTGACCGGCGAGACCGTTCGCGCTGGTCTGTCCGCCCGTGAACGGCAGCGTGCCGGTCGTCGACAGGATCGATGCCCAGACGTCGGGCGCCATGAACGCCTTGTCGGGGCGGCGCCCCGAGTCGGCGTAGACGGCGGCGGACAGGTTGCCGATCGTGGCGAGGACGCTGGCGCCCGAGCCGACGGCACCGGCGGCGTCACCGATGGCGTTTGCCAGGCGCGTCTCGACGTCCGAGTAGTAGCTGCGGACGATCTGCGAGTACGTCGCCTCTGCGACGCCCATGCCGCGCTCGAGGCTCGCCACGGTCATCTTGACGCCAAATGCCCACTGTGCGACGGCGACGTCATGGTTTCCGATTGCCAGCGCGCTGGTCGGCGTCGGATCGTTCTGGTCGATCCAGCCGCCGACGGGCGTCGTCGACCAGACCGGCTTCACGAGGTTCATGCCGGAAGCGGGCAGGGCGGCGCGGCGGACGTTGTTTGCCAGCGGACGATTGTCGGTGAGCCCGCCGATGATCTGCATGGTGAAGTAGTCGGGGACGAGACCGATCACGGCATTCGTGTCGATCACGTCCAGGCTGGCCTCGACGATGCGGGTGCTGTCGGTGTTGCCGAGCTGAGCCTTGACCATGTGCGTGACGAATGCGTCGGCGGACAGGGCGGGCGTCTTCTCGACGAGGGCGGGGATCGCGGCGGTTTCGGCGGCGATCGGCTCGGGCATGGTTTCCATGGTGCTGTTCTCCTGAACGGGTGCGGGGCTAGGATCGGGGGTCGGATCGGGGTCGTCGGTGCCGGTCGTGACGTCTTCGTCGAGGTCTGCGGCGACGCTGGTTACAGAGCTCCCGGAGAATGCGGGGATCGCGACGAGCGAGATTTCCAACAGGGATGCTGCGGTGACGCGAACGGTGCCATTGCCGGCGTCTTCGGCGGTGACGATTTCGGCGCCGATCGAAAGACCTCCACGGCTGCCGGTCGTTGCCTGCTCTAGAGCGAGGTCGCCTTCGGCGCCCTGGTCGACACGGAAGCGCGCGATGGCGCCGGTCGGCGTGTCTGCCAGCTCGGTCAGGACGCCGACGGGTCGGTTGCGGTCGTGTCCGAGAAGGAGGGGTGTGCGGGTGCGCGCTGCGGTGAGACTGCCGCGCTCGAACGTGTACGTGGTGCCGCCGAGGTTTGCGGACTCGCCATAGGGAACGGCGATGCCCTCGATGGTGCGGGTTTCCGCGTTGGCTGCGGTGACGTCGATGTCGAACTGGATCACGGTTAGATCCTTCCGGGGGTGAGGTCGGGGGTCGTGTTCGTAGAGGGAATCCCGAGGAAGCCACGCGCCTCGTCGACGCTGATTACGCCGGAGCCGAGGAGGGATGCGGCGTAGGCGGTGGCTGCCTCGGGATCGGTGCGGAGGAATGCCTGGACGTCGAAGCGGACGTTTTGTCCGGTTGCGACCACGCTGTCGAGCGATAGCGTGCGCTCGATGGCATTGATGTAGGGTGCGCACGCGGTCTGGACGAACTGCGCCATATTCTGTGCGACGTTCGCGTAGAGAAGGCTGCCACTGTTTCCTGTGGGGCTGGCGCCGACCATTGACACGGGGACGCTGAACAGGCGTGCGATTGCGGTGTCAGCGTGGGCGCGAGCCTCGACGAGCTGGAGGTCCTGCGGGTTTAGATCGGCGCGCGTGTATTCGACGTTCTGCAGAAACGCGATCGCGTTTTCGCGTCGCGCGATTTGGAATGCCTGTACGACGTCGGCTGCCTCGTCGGGTCCGAGTTCGTGTCCGACGTTCTGCAAGATGCCTGCCGGAAGCTCGACGCTGGCAAATCGGCGCGCTGCATCCTCGAGAGCGATAGCGGCGCTGATTGTTCGAGCGCCATAGTTCAGGACGCCTTCATGACCAGCGTCGAAATAGATGACGTCGCGCCAGTCGACATTCACGCCGTTGATGTAGTAGCCGGTGACGGCGTTGTAGTCGGTCAGATTGTCCGAGTAGATCGGCTCGACGGCGCTTCCGCTTACGCGACGCGCGCGCACGGGTCGACCATACGGGTTTTGTTCAGTACCGATCCCATCACGGGCGAGAACGATCCACGCGGAGCGTCCGTACCAAATCAGGTCGTCGATTGTGCGCGTGATTGTGGTCGTCCAGGTGCATGACGGATCGGGCTGCGTGAGCAGATACCCGGCGGGAAGTCGA